ATTAAATTGTGATGCCGCTGGCAACGATGCGGTTATCGCTGACCCGGTGGTTACCACTCCTAATAAATCATGTTCCGCAAATACATTAAAGTTTGTTGTAAAACTTTTATATGAATTTGTAGAAAGCCCCGTTAGGCTTGAGCCATCACCATGGAAGCTGGTCGCAAAAACTTGCGAAGATGAAACCAAAGTAGATGCTGTTAATTGTCCATTAACAACTAAAACATTAGTTGAGTCATTAAACGTCAAGTCTGAAGAGGCAGCGAATGAGCCACCACCATCTCTGAACTGTATTTGGTGTTGTGAACCTGCGGCACCCCCAAAACTCAAATTAGACTGCATGTATGTTTGCAGATTTGTTATAGTTGCCTTTCTTAAAGCATTAGACACATTATTATCAGAAACTAAAAATTCATCAGCACCAGCAAGAGAACCCCCTGCAAGTGTTGCAGCACCATTGGGATTAACACCTAGTCCATCTGAAGTTAGCGAAAGACCGGACGATGCTGACAATTTTGCCACCAAGCTACCGCCACTATTTTCTACACCATTACCAAGAGTTAGGCTGGTAGCAGAAATATTTGCAGCAAACTGATCTACTGGAATATTTTTTAAACCAACAGCGCTGCCATAAAAGCCACTACCACTTATGTTAACAGAGGCAGTAACATCGCCAAGAACTGTTAGGAGAGAACCATCAAAAGTTAAGTCATCCTCGCCCCGTATTGATGTCGCATCTACAGAAGTCAAAACTCTATTGTTGGATGCATTATCATAAGTATTAACAGCAACATCTAAACCACTTAAGCCTGCACCATTGCCAAAATATGCACTTGAAGAAATACCTGTTGAGGCAGTTAATATTCCAGAAAATGTCTTGATTCCGGCTATAGTTTGGTTGCTGTAATCATCAACCATACTCTCAATTGAGCCAGAGTCTGAATTTATGAACTGGACGTTGCCTTTGAGAACGTTATAGGCCATATAAAAAATCCTTTTATTTTGTATCCTCAATAAATAGTCGTAATAAAAAAGGATGCCCCCCGTATAGGAGGACACCCAAATTTATTCTGACTATAATCAGTAGATTAAATCAGATGATTCGCCAATCCTTGCTGGTATCATCAACGTAAACACAGGTGACAGCACCAAATGGGGATTCAATCTTAACTGATACTTCACCATCAATGGTCTGGCTTCCTGCACGCTTAATCTCAACAAAGCGAGTCTGGTTTACACCACTACCAGCCTTAA